CTATACCTGCACCCGTAATGGCTGCACAGAGACTAAGACCGAGGAAATCGCGGCTCTGGGGCACAAGTGGGATGATGGCACTGTCACCACGCCCGCTACCTGTGAGGCTCCCGGTGTAAAGACCTACAAGTGCCAGAATACCGGCTGCACAGAGACCAAGACTGAGGAGATTGCGGCTCTGGGGCATAACTACGATGAGGGTGTTGTCACCAAAGCTCCTACCTGCACCGAGGACGGCGTCAAGACCTTTACCTGCAAGAATGATAAGAACCACACCTACACGGAAACTGTTCCTGCGACGGGACATGCTTGGGACGCAGGTGTTGTTACCAAGGAAGCGACTTACGAAGAGGATGGCGAGCGCACCTACACCTGCAAAAATGACAAGACCCATGTGCATAAGGAAGTAATTCCTGCATTGGGCTATACCTTCACCGAAACTGTCGTTCCTCCTACCTGCACAGAGGACGGCTACACGCTGCACACCTGCAACGAGAATCCCGCAAAGACGTACCAGGATACGCCTGTTGCTGCGCTGGGCCATCAGTACAAGGAAGTCACTACTCCCGCCACCTGTGGTGCTCTTGGCAGCGTAGACAATGTTTGTGAGCGCTGCAACGATAAGCAGCATGTGAAAGACCTGCCTGCCACTGGCGAGCATCAGTGGGATGAGGGCGTCATCACCAAGGAGCCCACTGCCACCGAAACGGGCATCAAAACCTTCACCTGCAGCGTGTGCCAAACAATAAAGACCGAAGATATTGCTAAGGTCCATGTCCACGATTACACGCGCCTTGGCGAAATCGTCGAAGGACCCTATTGCGAGACTGAAGGCAAGCGTTGGATGTACTGCAGCTACGAGGGGTGCAACGAAAGAGTGTTGAAGCCTGTGCCCGCTATCGGCTACCATGATTGGGACACCGAGCACACCGAATGCCTGAAAAAGGCTACCTGCACCGAAAAGGGCACCATGCTGATGCACTGTAAGCGCGATGCTTCCCATACCATGACCTACGACTACGGCGGTACTGGTCACGTCTGGGATGAAGGCGTCATCACTACTCCGCCTACTTATGACGAATACGGTGAAAAGACTCTGAATTGCAAGAACTGCGATGCGACCAAGACTGAAAAGGTCCTGCCCACCAAGTACACCTTCACCGTTACCGTTGTTCAGCCGACTTGCACCGAGGACGGCTACACGATGCACAAGTGCAATGAGGACGACAGCTTCTCTTACAAGGACAACATTGTACACGCCACCGGTCATCGTGCCGCGAAGCGTGTTATCGAGCCCACTTGTAAGGAAGAGGGTCGCACCGAAATATACTGCATCGTCTGCGGTGAAGTGAGCAGCACTTTCGATGTCACGCCCAAAAAAGACCATACTTGGGATGACGGTGTCGTAACTACTAAGCCCACGGCTGAAAAAGAGGGCGTCAAAACCTATACCTGCAAGGTTTGCAATGAAACGAAGACGGAGACCATCCCGCGCCTGAACAGCAGCGGCAAGTAAGTTGTAAGCTTACAAAAAGCACAAGAAACACAAAGAGGAGCGTCTGCTTTGGCGGACGCTCCTCTTGCTGTGTCGGAATACCGGATTGGTTGGTATCATTCTTCGGTTTTCTTTTTGAGCCACTGTCTGCGCACGAACGGCATAACATAGGTCTCATCCTCATGCAACTCGAAGCCGTAGCTTTCTGCAATTTTCAGAGACCGTTCGCTCGCTTTTTGTCCGGCAGCATGTCCACGAGGTATTCGTTCAGAACGGTGGCTAAAGAGAGCACGTTATTGGTATACAGTTGGCACTCCCGACTCAGGGCTGGTGTAATAGCCATGTATACTCCTTAAAATGTTAGGTGCTCTAAGCAAAGCTGTGCTACGGGCAGAATTTTATGCGCTGTATCGTTGCGCAGGTATTTAGGATTAAGGTACCTGAGCCCGAACCGGACCCGGTCAAGCGCATCGGCATCTTTGAGAATCGTATACAGCAGCCAGATGCGGTCAATGTTCGGCAGAGAAAGGGCCTCCAAATCTCTGCGAGCGACAGCATCATCGAGGCAATGATACTCGATGAGAAATCCAGTACCGGGATTTTCGGGTTTGCGGTCAGCAGCATAAATATCGCGGGATGCCTTGCCATGGCTATCGTCAACGTAATCGTTCGTACGGCCGATGTCGTGGTAAATGACAGCATCCATCAGCATCTGCGTTTCTTCTTCGGAAAGCATAATGCCATCCATCTCAACGAGAAGCAGCGCGTTGGATAGTACACGCAGCGTGTGTAGGGCATCGTGCCCGGACTCATTTGCATCGAGTTTGCCATGAACTGCATACAGATGCCGAATCTCTTCGCGGCCGGCTTGGTACAGGGGCATGATTTCGAGAATTTCTTCTTCAACAGATTCTAAGCCATACAGAGTATCGACTTTTACAGATTTCACGGCAGACGGCAAAATGACAACTTCAGCCTCATTTCTTTCGGGGAAGAACTCAATGATATCATCCTTCGATACCTCTGCCGATACGATAGTGCTGTCTTCAGCGCTCGGCAACCTGCAGGCAAAGAAACAAGCTGCTTTGTAGCTGACCGTCCACGAGAAAGACTGCGTATACGGCGTTGATTTGCTGCCCTCTCCGCGATAAACGGTAATTGTATCCGGGAACTTCCGAAGCTTTTCAGCAGTTTTCTTCTTCTGCTCCTCAGATTTACCGGACAGGACTTTGCGTATATCGGCTTCGTTTAGATTCTTGAACCCATAATCGGTCAATTTGTAATAATCCATAAAGAGGTCGTACAGTTCCGTTGAGGGCTCTGCGTTCTTGATATACTGCGAGAGCACCGAAACCCTGAAACTGTCTTCGAGAGAAAAGAGATACGACCGAATCCGCTTGACATTCCCCTCAGAAATTGCTTTTGCTATCGAGAGAATCCGATTTTGAAATGCTTCATCCGATTCGTTTGCAACAGATAGGCGCTTGTCGCCGTAAATCTGAAGATTCAAAACAATCGGGATGGTAGGATTTTGAGGCTCGCAATAATAGAGCGAGGACAGGATGTTGTAGGAGGCATAAATGTTCTCAATGGGAAGAAGCGGGTATTTCTCCTGAAATTCCCCGGCAGTCATGCCAACGGTATAGCCCTTCTTCTTGAATTTGGCGAAATCCTTTTTGGTTTTCACTTCCGATAACGGTAGCAGATTATTGAGGTTTGCCCGGTTGGTATTAACGAGAATGTCTCCGATAGTCATGAGTTTGGCGCAGGAAACCCGCGACTTTAGTCGTGGGAGGAATGCGCCCTTAGCTCCTTTCCGTGATATAATTTGTCGCTGCTTCCAGCAACATTTAAAGCACGGACTTGCCGGAGCAAGCCCGCGACTTTAGTCGTGGGTTATTGACGTGTGTATCTCCGCTCTGGACGAATTTATTTGCTTTAATTATACCACATTGCGGGTGCTTTTCCATACAGGAAAGGCAAAGGGCAAACTGCAAATGAGTTGAGGGATTTGGTGCATCTCATTCCCAAAAAGTTGGAAATACGGACACTTTTAGGAATTGAGTTACAGAAAGTACGGACAAAAACTGCATCTCCTCCGAAAATTGCGTAGCTGCCGGAACTCAGGGGCGCGGGGGAAGGTCGAAGCGTAGCTGCTGATGCGTAGCCGCGTACAAAATGAGCCTGATTTTGAGAAAAACCTTGCAAAAAAGTGCGATTTGTGGTATAATACATTATAGAAGGCAGGAGGTATAGACTCGACGGTGTCATCGATGATGACCTTGTAAGCCGGTGCGGAGTAAACACCAAAACCTTCGACCCGTCAATGACGGTTGCGGCACTTGAATGTGCTGCGCTGCAGAGATGCAGCTTCCTTCTTTCTATCAAAGTGAGAACCCCTTGTACCGGTCATTCGGTGCGAGGGGATTTCTTTTTGCTTTTTTTGCTTGCGTGTTTGTGCGAATTGCATAGAATAAGAATTGTACAAGCGGAAATGGGTCTGGCGGGTTCTCGAACCTCTTTCTCTTTCCCGCCGAACAGAAAACCTTCCTTTCTAAGTGCGATTTTTTGCATATGCCATCATGTCTGCCCGCTTGTACATCCTAACCTGCCGGTCACCGCCTTTGGCTGGCAGTTTTTATACCGTGGCTGCGTGTTCGTGGTCACGGTTTTTCTTTTGGGTATTTTGCAAGCTTTGCCGCTCTTTGGGACGACACTCCCCACATGACATGCGGCGAGTTGCGGGGGACTGCACCCCGGGTAATAGCGTTCAGAACGAAAACGGCACTGAAATCGGAGAAGCACACTATGGGAATGTGGACTCGTAGCTACTTTGTAAGTACCGCTGGCGATGTGTCCAATGCTACAATTCAACGCTATGTTGAAGAACAAAAAACGAGAGGAGGGTAATCATGGCATTCGGGAGCAAGAACAGCACACCGTCGTTTGTATTAACACTGCCGATGGCTATCGGTCTTAACGAACAAGACTATCTGAATAAAGAATTTAAGAAATGCGGCATTATCTATAATCAGCTTGTAAGTGTTACCACAAAGATGTGGCATCAATTGCGTAAGACGCGCAAATATCGTGAGTTGATGGCGGCTATCACTAAAGCTACTCCCGATGGCGATGAGCAGAAGGCGCTTTTTAAGCAGCGAGAGAAGATGCTCAAAGAATACCGCTTTTCTGAAGGCGACTTCGACGCTATAGTTGTGCCCTATGCCAAGCACTATGCTATACATTCTCACGTGGCACAGGCAGTTGCTACCGCCGTTTGGGCAGCGTGGTCATCCTTCTTCTTTGACAACGGAAAAGAAGTCCACTATAAAAAGCTGGAATATGTATTCTCGATATCCGGAAAGAATAATACTACTGGAATAATGCTTCGCCCGGCAAACTGTACAACAAGTGTCATTAACTCTGCCAAGAAGAAGATTAAAACCTCCATCGAAGAAAAATACTTCGCTGCGTACAGAAAGCCGGATGCTAAAGAAGACGAAGAAGTAGTTCTCCCCGATGAAGTAAAAACTCAAATGGAGAAAGAGATTGCTTCCGCTACAGCGAAAGTCAAAACTTCCATTGGGAAGGGTGAATTACGCATTGTTTATGGGGATTACGCATTCCCGGTGACATTGCGAAATCCTAATACTCAAACGGGAAGGTATCAGCAGGAAGCACTCAAATGCGGCGTTAAATACTGCCGCATAATTCGTAAATGGGTCGGCACCAAATGGAAGTATTATGCCCAAATTGTTCTTGAAGGCTATCCTCCCATCAAGTGTGACAATAACGGTGTTAACGGTGTTGCAAAACATCCTGTTAAGCAGGGTCGTGTTGGTATAGATATCGGCACACAAACCATCGCCTTTAGCGGCAAGGATGTTTGCGACCTTCGCGTACTTGCTCCGTCTGCAAGAGCGCAGGCAAAAAGTCTCGTGAATGAAATTGCTGTTACGCTTCGCGCAATGGAACGTTCGCGCCGCGCTACAAATCCGAAGTATTATAATCCGGATGGCACAATCAAAAGGTTGAAGCGGCAGCATGGGCAGAAACAAAAGCGCAAGTGGAAGTGTAGCAAAAGGTATTATCGTTTGCGTGCGAAGCTCCGTAACTTGTACCGTAAGTTAGCTGACATCCGCAAAATGGAGCATAACATTCTCGCCAATGAATTGCTGACATACGGTAATGAGTTTGTAGTTGAAGATATGAACTACAAAGCTTTGCAAAAGCGCAGTAAGGAAACAAAAATCAACCCAAAAACCGGTAGAGCACATACCAAAAAGCGATTTGGTAAATCGTTAAGTCGTTGCGCACCTGCAATGTTTATCTCCATTCTGGGGAAAAAGGCAAGCCGTTATGGAGGCAGCGTTATCAAGGTCAGCACCTTTGAAACAAAAGCCTCGCAATTTGACCATACAGACGAAAGCTATACCAAGAAGAAACTATCCGAGCGAATGGCTCGCCTCCGCAGCGGCGATATAGTTCAGCGTGACTTATATTCCGCCTTCCTGCTTGAACATATAGACACCGAATCCTTGCAATATAATATGGAAACCCTTAATTCAGCTTTTCCTGCATTTTTAGAAATGCACGAAAATACAAAGCATCGCTTGCAGGCGGTTGGAAGTTCTCTTCCTGCAAGCATTGGATTCTAAACAATAACTTTCTGGGGGTTCGACACTCCCTCATTAAAGAGCTGCCTCGCAAGAGGTGAAACTCCATTCGAAGGATGCACTTAAAAGAACTGGGAATACAGACAAGTATGTTGGTCAACCTTTTAGGCTGGATGCTCATTGTGCGCTACACCCGTAGCGTATGGTGGGAAACCGCATAACTCGCTGTTTCAGACACGGTTTGGCGATGAACCTTGCCGCGCCGCCCGGGAATCCCACGATTTCAATCGTGGGAGGTGTCAAGAAAATTCTGAAAGTCTGGATGATGTGCTGCGAACCGCAAGCAGAACCAATCTGGCTGTTCCTGAACATCGACCCGTATGGTTTCGAGTTGTCGGATAGCGAGAGCTGGGAATGCTTAGAGCGCATTGTAAAGGACAAGGAATTCAAGGTAAAACCTGTCTTCCTCACTAAGGGTAAGACTGAACGAGAAATCAATGAGCGCCTGCACATCAAGGCGTAACGGCGGAGAAATCCGCTAACTGTCTTTTCAAAGCGGCCTCCACGGGGCGGACAGTGGGCAACAGCTTTTGCTGGCGAACGGCTTTCAAGTAAAAAATCAAATTATCATAATTTACGGAGGAAATACTATGACTAACGAGCAGCTGAGAATCGCATTGGTTGCAAACGCCGTTACCCGTTCGAACCGTATCGGTTTCGACTTTCAGGACCCGGCAGGCAAGACTCTTGACGAGTACACGAAAGAAGCCATGATGCAGTGTGTCCGTGTCGCGCAGAAGATGCGTCAGCCGGGCCTTGATAAGGAGTTGGCCGGACAGGTTTTCCCCATCTACACTATCGGGAACTGGGCGCGGGAGAAGGTCGTCTATGACTTCGACAAGGATTTTCAGGAACTGCTGATGGATACGGACGATATCGTCATCCACCACGAGATTCTCGAACGCCTCGCATTCAAGGACTTCTATCTGCCGCTGTATGACAGCAAGGATTACTGCGGTATGTTCGTACATATCGAGTTCGAGCCCAAGACCAAGGATACGTTTATCGGCATCGTGTTGGTCGGTGGCATTGCGAATGAGAAGGAGAACTATGCGTTCCTGTCTCTGCCTGCCTGGATTAAGGAGGGGCAGACGCTGACGGAAGCAACTCGGAGCACAAAGCAGTATATTGAGAAAGCTGCGAATCAGCGCTCTACCACCGATGTGGCGGTCCCCGATACGATGGAGGAGATTCCTCCCGTCTACAACGAAGGCACGCCGTATGTTCGCCTTGCGATGCTCTGTGCCTACTACCTCGCCAGCAAAGGTTCCGATGTACACCTCAATCCTATCAAGAAAGAAGACCGCCAGCCGTTTATGTTCAAGGGCAAGGCACAGAGGGTCAATGTCAAGGTCTTTACGGTAGGCGACCATGTGGCAGAGAAGTACAAGAATGAGGGAGACGGGAAAGCACCGCGCTGGCGTCACTACTGGGGCGGGAACGGCCGCGAACGCCGTGAGTGCAAGTTCTCGTTCTGAACAAACAACGGGTGACTGCGATGGATATAGTGAATGTCTGTACGGCGGGACTGATGCTGTCGTCAGCTGCGCTGTTTGCGGGAAACGCCGTATACGATTACAAGTTCGGGAAGAAAACGACGGCAGTTGTCCGGCAATTTGAAAGCGAAAAGCCGTCTTCGGTCATTGACGATGTGTTGAATCAGACACTTCTCGTAATCGCAATTTGTACCGGAATTGCATTTGTTTTCGAGGAACTTGCCTTACGCCTTCAAAACATCGAGAATGTGCAGGCACAGTACATGGTGCAGTTCAGCCTTAATGTCTTTATATTGGTCGGCGTTCAGGCTATGATGTCCATCGTGTTCCTTCTTACTGCGTCCACCGTGGCAATGTTCAGGCTCAAGCGGAGAGGGATGACGAAGTTTGCCATCATGACATACCTCTGCAAAATCGCAGAAAACCTCGCGGGCGTGTATGTGCTTGTCAAACTGGCTGTCAGCTACTTGCAAGCGATTTAATATCACCTAACATCGAATAAATTTATAACATTGGCTGCGCAGGATAAGTCTTGCCGTTTACAGAAAAAAGGAGAACACCATGAGCACTGAGTTGGTCGCCATTGAGCGCATCACGATTCGGAAAGGGGACAGCAACGCGGACGATATCCGCAGCTGCCTCGCACATTATCTGCTTCAGTTTATCAATTCCGCCAGCATCGAATCCTTGTCGATGCATAAGCTGAGCATCAAGGTCGATGGCAAGACGGTATTGTTTGTTCAGGATAAGACCGGCGGCGTGGGTCTGAAAGGTCTTGATACCGACTGGCAGCACACGCCGGAAATGTCCGCAATCCTTGACCGGCTGGTGACGGATGTGGATGTTGAAGTGTTCCTGTCCTATGAGATGATTCACTTTTTCAGCACCGAGAACTTCTATGGGTACAATTTCTGGAGCGAGGTGCTGCAGGAATACGGCTGCGAGGCGGTTCGCTACAAGGGCCTCGAATACTACGATGTGGAGAGCAATGTTGTCATGCTGTCCTTTGACGGCAAGGAACTCTGCGACAACCCCGACTATGTGCCGGAATCGGCGGTCAAGGACATCCACAAGTGGTTCTGCTACACCTTCGAGATGTCGCTTGAACCTGATACGCCGTTCACTGCCGCACAGGTAGATAAGATGCTCGCTGCCATCGAGTCCGTGCATGGTGTCTTTGGTCGAGAAGAGGACGATGTTGCGGATGTGGGGGAGGATTACCTGTCCATCTGCACCGGCGTGACGCTGACCGACAAGGAAGTCCCGGCGTTTGCTGCGTTCCTGCAGGCAATGTCGGATGTCGCCAAAGAACTCGACACCACGCTCGACTATACCGCCGAGTTCACCCCGGCAGAGATGGAGACCTTTGCAGCCATGATGATGGATGACGACAAGGGAAAAATCGTGCCGAGATATTATCGCTACTGATATGCAAAGCCTCACCAGTCATTGGTGGGGCTCTTTTTTGTATGGGAGAGAGAAAACAATGATTTCCAAGGAACTTTTTTGCAAGACGATTGCCGACATTCAAGAGCAAGACCGGAAAATCTCAGAGTTTGACCATGCGCTCGGCAAAATCTGCGAATCGGCAGTAGTGTTCGATGCTGACAATCTGTATCTTGCTGCATTGCTCCGCATCCTCAAAGAAGAACTGGACGACAAGGCGGACACCATTGAGTGGTGGCTGTATGAGGATGTCCGCAAATGCATCTGGTTCGACCTCGAAGATGGTCGCCGGATGCGCTACGATATGCCGACTGCCAAATCCCTGTACAACTATCTTACGCTGCCGTCTGAGCAGCTTCCTCTTGAGGTAGAATCATGATTTTCACTTTTTCGCTTGTCATTGCAGCGCTGCTTTGCATTGCATCGTTCGTTTGCTACAAGGTGTCGGGCAAGATGCTGGATGAGAAAGACGCGGAAAAATGCGCAAAGGAAGCAGAACTCGAAGAAAAACTGATAAACCGCATGATGCAGACCAGAAACAAGGCAATGTCGGACGATGAGTTCAGCTTCGGCGGGGCGTATGAGGCATTGGTCATGGCGGGAGAACATCAGACACAGATGGAAGAAACGGAAAATGAAATTAAAGCACTAACGGACAAAATTCATCTGCTGAGCATGGTCGAACAAATCTCATACCTCACGCTTTCTTTCGGCGTAATGTTCGCCTGTATGCTTCTGTTCGTGACCGGTATTATCGCTGTTGGGGTGCTGGCTGCGAGCCTATGTGCTAAATGAATGCTCAGAACGGAAAAGGGGGGGACACTATGAGCAAGAACCCGAAAATTGAAGGCATCGTCTTCAAATACGGCGATGATGACTACTCTTTCTGGATGCCAGATATCTCGAAAGATGAGAACGAGAAATTCGTGCAAACGCTGTTTGCGGCCTTTGAGGATAATGGCTGTTCGGTGCGCGGCACAAAGAAGGACATCCTCGATGCCATCCGAGAAAACACCTGAAACGATAGGTGCGAATTTCAGAAAAATAATATGTGCTCGACACGAGCGTTCTTCTGTCATCTCCGTACTCTAACGAAAAACTACATTGACCAGGCACATTTCTAAGCGCTGCGACATTTTTCTGGGGATTTGCAAGGCCGTTTGCAACATTTTTCCGAAATTAACCGATATTTTTTGCAGTCATCCATCTCGGATGGCTGCTTTTTTTGTTTTTACGCGAAAAAGTTGCCGATTTGTGCGAATTGCAGATAATGAAAATCAAGGGCAGTCATAGCGGTGTTGTCCGCACAGAAATTATCAGAAAAAGATTATCCAGACAGTTCTGGAATTTTGGAGGAATCACAAATGTACGGTAAACCGATGCATTTCATAGACTGGCTGATTGATATGCCGGAAGAGTTTTCATTTTGGGTAGAGGACCAGATAGCAGTAATGTCGCCGGTGACGATTGCCGTGGCGGTTGTCGTCGCATTGGCTGTTTTGGTCGGTATATGGCTGTTCATCGTTTCTGCTGCCAAGAAGGATGTGCGCAATACCAGCGAGATTTTGGCGGGTGTTGAGGAGGTCAATCAGGGATATGAGTTCTATGATGTGGACGAAGAAATTCGTCTCGAATACCCGCTCGAATCCCTTGAAGAGTTCAAGGGGGCTTCCCTCGATAAGCTGTTCATGAGCACTGTTCGGAAAAAGATTCCACAGTTTGAAGAGGTTTTCGGATGGGCGCAATCGAATGTGATTCAGTTTGCGGCATATAAGGAAGAACTTAAAAGCATCCCTAACTGGACCGAGAAGGACAATGATTGCCGGAGAAGAATCCCTTTCTGGCTGTATAAGCACTATGAGAAGAAGCTGGTCAATGCAGCGGTGTTCGGCACTCCCGTGACCGAGACGACCTTCATTGCGGTGAAGCAGTATACGCCGCATAAAGGCAAGCCGATGGAGGAGTCTAAGACCTATTCGATGGCAGAGGCTAAGGAATTCGTAAGACTCGCTAAGGCGCACGAACGGGAACGCCAGCAACGGGAAAACGAGCGGAGGCAGGCATCCTCGCAAATCAAGTATGAGGTTTTGCAGCGGGACAGGTTCCGGTGCGTTGTCTGCGGCAGGACCCCGGAACAGGGCGCGAAACTTCATATTCAGGCGGTAAAGCCGCTTCCGAAACATGAAAGACCGTCTGCAGATTGTTTCCGAACCGTGTGCGAGGATTGCCTGAGAAGGAAAGGGTGAGGGGCAGAGATGTTTTGTATATGCGTACTTATCATAGCAGCAGCTGCCGTGTATATGGTCGAAGCGTATATCCATACCTACTACGCGATTGAGTATATGCACGGCGCACCGCTGTTCTGTGTGCTTCTGGCGAAATACGCGGCACCGGTCCTGTTCCTGCTCCTGTGCGTGTACTTTGTATTCCGGTACAGGGAGAAGCGGCGGGAATCGGAAAAGCCTGCGCAGGATAAGCCCATGAACCGAGAAGAAGTCTATGCGGAGAAAATTAACGCGACCGTAAAAACGAAAGCCGTGTTCTCAGACCAAGCCGACCAGATGCTATATCAGGTCATGCGGTTCGGACAAAAGATGGCGGTGACGTACAGCATGACGCAGGACAGCAAGACTTCAGTCCTACCTGCGGTACAGGAGCAATCTTGACCAGCATGTAGGACGCAGGCATTGGATACTTATGTACCTGCAGATGTTAACCCAGTATGCAGCGCTACTTAGTAAGTATCTTTAGCCAAGGGTTACACAACCTTCTGCTTCGGCAGAAGAGATTTATCGTAAAGGAGGTAGCGTATATGGCTACTGTATATGTGCTCAACAAAGACGGTAAACCTTTGATGCCGACGACTCGCTGTGGTCATATCCGTCACCTTCTGAAAGAGAAGAAAGCACGAGTCGTTAGAACAAATCCGTTTACCATTAAACTGGTGTACGAAACGGATGATGTGGTGCAGCCCCTCTATTTAGGCATCGACCCCGGCAGAACCAATATCGGAGTCGCAGTAGTCAAAGTGGACGGTACTGCGGTCTTTACTGCTCATCTGGAAACACGCAATAAGGAAATTCCCAAACTGATGGTGAAACGCAAAGAACACCGTCAGGGGCGCAGACATTACCGTCGCTGCAAGCGCCAGCGCCGCGCCGCTGCACACGGAACTTTATCCAAAAAGTGCAAGAAGCAAGACACGGCGCAAGGCGGTAATATCAGTAAGCGTGCTCAAACGATAGGTGTTTTTGAACGCAATCTGCCCGGTTGCGAGAATTCCGTCCTTTGCATTGGCATCAAGAACAAGGAAGCGCGATTTAACAACCGAGTCAGACCCGCTAGGTGGCTTACACCTACTGCCAATCAGCTTTTGCTGACGCACGTCAACTTTGTGAAAAAGATTTGCAAATTTCTTCCTATCAGTGATGTTGTACTCGAAATCAACAAATTTGCGTTTATGGCATTGGACAATCCCAATATTCAGAAGTGGCAATATCAACAAGGTCCTCTATATCAAAAGGGCAGCCTTGAAAACGCTGTTTCTGAACAGCAAGACCATCATTGCCTGTTTTGCGAGAAGACGATAGAGCATTATCATCATGTGATTCTAAGAAGCGAAAACGGCAGCGACACTATTGCTAACATCGTTGGATTGTGTGCAGAACACCACGACCTTATACATAAGGATGACAAGTTAAAAGAAGAACTTGCAAAAAAGAAGCAGGGTCTCAATAAAAAGTATGGCGCATTGAGTGTGTTGAACCAAATCATCCCGGCGCTTACGTATGAGTTGGGTTCTCGTTTTCAAGGTCACTTTTATGTGACAACGGGAAAAAGTACATACGATTACCGTGCAGCACACAGCGTAAGCAAAGACCACTGGTTGGATGCTTATTGTATTGCCTGCTCCGTTCTACCGGACGGTTGCTTTGACAATACAATCAATAGTCGTGTTCCCTATGAATTGAAGCAATTCAGAAGGCATGACCGTCAGGTTTGCCAACAACAAAATGTAAAGAGAAAATACTATCTTGATAAAAAGTTGGTTGCGACAAATCGTCACAAGGCCATTAAACAAGAAACAGACAGCTTGGAAGAGTATCGCAACAATGGCGGCACAACGGACAAACTCGTTGTTAAGGAACATAAGCCTACAAACAAAAGACTGAATCGTATCCTTCCCGGTGCGCTTATGGCGGCGAATGGAAAACTAAACGTCATGGTGGCATCAAGAGGCTTACACAATGGGATACCAGACAATTATGTTTTTGACAATAACAGCAAAGCCAAACCATTAAAATGTACGTTAATAAACAAAAATAAAGGCATCGTCTTTGTATCAAATTCGGTGTCGTAACCAGAAGAACGCAGCAGGAAAGCAGCAAAACGAATATGAGCATAGCAAAAATCGAAACGGCATCCGGCGTAACGTTGGTCCTCAATGGCAGTACAATATTTGCTTCCGATGATACCTCGTACTGGCTGCAAGGCTCTAAAGTTATCGGCGAAAATGGACATGTATACGGGCACGCGGAAACTATCCGAGACGCCCTGTGCCTCGTCTTGGCAAAGTACGGCGGGCTAAAGGGAAACAGCACAAAACAAACAAAACCAGTAAAGGCGGTGAGAGCATGGTAGTATATACGAAATCAGGCGTGACGGTGAATTGCTGCGGCAATCTCTTCATTGCATCGGACGGCAAAACCTACAACCTCTGCGGCAGGATGCTGACATGCAGTGGCAAGGTCATTAGCTGCAACTGTCAGTCAAAAGAAGAAGCGCTGGGTACGGTCGTGGGGCTGTACGGCGGTCGAAGATTCTAGGGAGGTACAATATGCAAACGGTCATGACGAACAGCGGTGTGGAGCTTCGTGTGGAAAGCAGCATCATTTACACAACAGACTCCAAGGCATTCTGGCGTAGCGGGAACATGTTGGTCGGAAACGGCACTGTCATCAGCTACCAGTGTCGCTCGATGGATGAGGCGGTCGATATGGTCGCCGCCTTGTACAACGGAAAGAGAGCAGAAGCAACGCAGGCATAATCCTCTATAAAAGTATACGCCGTTCACCTTTTCAGGTGGGCGGCTTTTTGTTTTGTGTATATAGCGATTCGGGGAACGAAGCAAGCCGATTTTACCAGCACTTTGATATTATAAGGCATGATTTCCAGCAGTTTGATATTCTACGGGCAGTTGCACAGCCGTGCGAATTGCATACAATGGGAATTGGAGAGCAAAAAGGGCGATGCAAGGATACATTTGCAGAAAGACGGCTGCTTTTGTAAAACGGCACGAAATTAAACGAAACGCGAAGAGGATACAAGAAATCACGAATAAAATCCGGCTGAGGCGGATAATACTTGTGCCGAGCGGTTTGAAGTCCGGACAATGGGACAGCTAAAGTGGTAGAATGAAACTAGGAATACCTAAAATCAGACTTAATCGGAAAAACAAAAAACATGAATGAATGATTAGTTGCTAAAAAAGTAACTGCACGCTTATATACCAGACCAAAAGAAATGACCCAAATCTGTTTAGGAAGGATAGGCACAAAATGGCAAGGAGAAAAGCAAACGACTTGGAAAATCAGATGTCGCTAATGGACATGATGGCATCGGAAAGCCCCGAATATACCGAAGAAGGCCCGGAAGAACTCTTGGACCCCGGTGAAGATACAGGGGACAGTGAAGGGCAGACGGATAAACCATTCAAACTCGTGGCGAACAATACCACGAAGGCAAAGGCGAGCATCTCCACGCAGGCGCTGAGTGTTGTGAAGGCGATATATGCCGATACGGTCGAAACGAATTGGGAAGAGTTGTTTGACGGGTTTGACAGGCTCTATGCTATCACTTTCTCCTCTGGTATCGAATTTGTGAATAAGGTCATCAACAAGTTCTCGTATGTGGAAGTCGTGTTCGGATGCGAGAAAATCATCGCCAACGACATCGCTGCCATTATGTCGGTGCAAATCGATAGCGTGCAGCGGCTCGCTAAGTCTAAGTCTGCAGGAAACCTTGCGAACCGCCTCGATGACGGGTCTTTGCAGTTGTATGTATCGCGGGACACGAAATCGCACGAGAAAATCTTTATCCTGGAGAGCGCTGACCATAAGCGGGTCCGAGTCATCACTGGCAGTGCGAATATGTCGGCATCGGCGTTTTGCGGCATCCAGCGAGAGAATATCGTTTGCTTCGATGACGAGGCGGCATTTTCGCATTACAAGGTTCTGTTCGAGACCTTCAAGGAGACCTGCTCCGACAATGTCTCCTATAAGGCAGTCGTGAACACCATGAACCAGGAAGATTATCTGAAAGAGAACATCAAAGAAGTACCCGTCTTTCAGTCTATTGAAAAGCAGAAGCTTGTCTTTCTGGAACAGGCACAGCCTGAGGATGAGGTCGAATACGAGATAGTTGCCGATGTCAAGAAAATGCAGGAACTCGTCAAGCCAATCATGCCTAAGATGCCGGTACAGGCGAATCGTATTGTAGTGGCAGCGGAACCGATGCGCGTTTTCGGGAAACGATATACCGAGGTTCGGCGTGTGGCAGCTGAGGCAGTTAAGCAGCTCCCGAAATTACATATCGACTATGATGCCGGGACCATGACCTTCAACGACGAGAATATCGACCTCAATCCGAATCTCAGCGAGGTGGCAAAGAACATCAAGAGCATCCAGAAGTTCTTCTCAGGCATGGACTACTTTTACGGCGATGTCGAACAGGCAAAGAAGGACTACTTCAAGTATATGACATGGTATCTGGCTACCCCGTTCATGGCGTATCTGCGGTATTTTGCCTCAAGGAACAATTACGACACCAAACTGTTCCCGATGTATGGCGTTATATACGGCGACTCAAACGGCGGCAAGACGACCTTTATAAAATTTCTTGTCAAACTCATGTGCGGCGAGACCATCAAGATGAACACAACGGAGGATTTCACAGCCACAAGAATAGACGGCCTCAAACGAGTATGTGAGGGACTGCCGCTGAACATCGACGACCTCGCCAAGACCCAGTTCCAGAACCATTCAGAACGGGTAATCAAGAACGATGAATGGGGAATCTCTGATAGGCTCGTGAACTATCCTGCTGTATCTATCACATCCAATAAAATCACTTCGTTGACGAAAGACCTCTCGAAACGCGCTATCATCTGTCGAATCGGTGCTAAAATCGACAACGAGCGCGGTGCCAAAAACTCGAAGCGTGTGAATGAGAGTATGTCGGAGCTGACTACCGCGTTCTATGGGGAGTATGTCCGCCGAATGCTTGTTAGCATCGATGAGATGACGACGGAAATGCGTGAAAATGCGAATGGCAAAGAATACTTCCCAGATATCTTCCACGCTTCGTCCAGTGTCATTGCAGATATCTTCGAGGCTTGCGGAATCGATTTGCCGGACTATGTGCGTATCCTGTATTACAACGACTACATGGGTGATGAGAGCATTGGTCGTGCTGCGATTGAGAAAATAGAACTTGCATGGCAGGCTGACCCGAGCAAGTTCCGGGTGGATAAGAAGCAGAACCGGCTCATTTATACCTACCCGCAGGATGGACCCTGGTACGAACTGAAATACATTGCAGACGAGCTGCCGAACTCCCTCGAAGCAGAGATTTCTGGCGGCAACCAGCTTATCATGAACTACGAGCAGGCACAGGAATTGTTCGGCATCAAGTTTCGGCGCTGGCTGGGCATCTTTAATCTTTAATGCGATAGGCAGGTTCTTTCCGGAGCCTGCCTTTTTATTTCGCAAAAATTGTTGCCCATTCGTGCGAATTGCGTACTATGAAGTATACAGGCAAGCAATATTACCGCTGAAAACGACTGCCGAACAGAGAAAGGAAAGACTATGAACGAGCAAAATTTCGTTGAAGATACTCAGGATTCTACTGAAGATATTCAGTATCAGGCGTATGTGGCACTGGTCGAGGATTTTAAGGAATTCATCGATACAACAGTTAAGGCTGACAAGGATTCCTATAAGCATGTAGACTTGTTCAACGGCAAGCCTTTAGAGGAGTCTGTGACGCATACTGTGCCGCTGGAAGATGACAAGGCGCAGCTTCTGGCTGCAGCATGCATGGACTTGGCAAACTCGACTCTGTGGCTGTATTATCACCAGAATAAGTTCAAGGATACGGAGTTCGCCGAGGTCGTCAACAACAACTATCCGAAATATCAGGTCCGAGTACAGCAGGAGATGAACCAAGAGGGAGGACAGTTTTATCTGCGCAGCTGGTATTCGCTGGCTCAGAAGATTTCCAGAGAGTGCCAGCTGAAAGCGTTCGAGGGCTACAAGCCCAAGGAGCAGATGACCTATGTAAACATCTATCTGCTCGTCTATGCTGCCATGAAGTCCCTGAAAAACGGGTCTTTGAGCCGTATCATGGCAAATGTCGAGCACGACTCCGATAAAATCGGAAACCTCGCGTTCTATTTCTTCACCTACATCCTTGAAGTGTTGGAGAGGCCTCTCGGATAAAAGAATGACCCTGCACATGCTGCTTTGGTGTGTGCAGGGCTTTTTTGTTTGTGGGGGATAGGCTCGGAACGATATGCGGAACAATATCAAAACCAAATCGACATTGTTCCGATGCATTGTTCCGACAGGCTGGTTTTGTTCAAGGTGTCTGCCGCACAATCTAAATAATCTTTTTTAAAAGGTGACATCAAATAAGCTCCGGGGGCTGTATTGCTCCCGGAGCTTGCTATTATTGGGGTTGCATCGGCTTGTTGCAATCCATACACAAGATGCGCACAAAGCGTGGGTCTCGCTATTTTCGTTCTGAACACAGTTTGCCCTTACCTGGGTTGTGTCAACGACATGCGATTTTTTAAAAAGTGGTGCGGAAAATTTCTCTCAATAGGCTCATCCACAGAAAAACATAGGGTTCAACCAAAAACTCGCTGGAAAAAGTGCGGATTTCAGCAGAAACTCGTTGGAAAAATGTGCAAGGGCGCAAAATGGACAAGACTAACGGCTCGTACACAATGCTGAGAGTTTTCTTCGCCACGCTCAAAAAAATGGGTACGCCCGCACTATATCGGCATACCGATATACGACGACTAAACATTGCAGCGCAGCCATCGCCGTTTCGTTTTGAGCACAGTTTCCTCTTGCCAGGCTGTGCGAATGGCGTACACTGATAATTGTACGATAGATAGCAGCATAATAAACGACTTCCGTACAATTCACATTCTGACGAAGAAGAGCAGATTCACCCCAGTGGTGCGTCTGCTCTTTTTTTGTTGCCAACGAACGAAAGAGGTGTAAAATCATGGCAAAACCATGGACAGCAGAAGAATTAACGATTATGAAGCAGCGGTATCCGAAAGAGGGCGCGAGCGATGCGCTCGTAAAGACCTTGAACCGCACGAAGCAGGCGATTCACTTCAAGGCCCAGCAAGTGGGGCTTCGTAATGCGAATCGAAAGAGGTTCACGGACAAGGACGTTGAGATTCTGAGAGCGCGGTATCCGAACGAGAGTGCCAGCAAAGACCTCCAGAAACTGCTCGGCAGAAGCGCCGCGACCATTAACAGAAAGGCTCGTCTGCTCGGCATAAAAGGCACTCGGCATTATTGGACCGAGGAGGAGTTGAAGATTCTGGCTGAACGATACCCGAAAGAGGGAGCAAGCCAGGAACTGGTGCAACTGTTTCAGCACAGTGCCTATCTCATCAGTATTAAGGCTAACGCATTGGGGCTCCGATACGAAAATAGACGCCGGTGGACTGACGAAGAGGAGGATATTCTCATTGAGAGGTATCCTTGGGAAGGTGCAAGCGAGGCTCTTTTGAAAGACCTCAACCGCAGCCGTGCTTCTGTCTTGAACCATACGAGCATCATGGGTCTTGTGTGCCAGAAACGCTCGACATGGACGGTTGATGAGGAAAAGGTGCTCCGGGAACGCTTTCCCGTGGAAGGTACGAGCAAATCTCTGCAGAAAACTCTGAACCGAACAAGCACTGCCATCTACTGCAAGGCGATGCGCTTAGGATACCAAAAACCTGCCCAAAAGAATCGCAAATGACCTCTTGCACATCCGTGCGGCTCGAGGTATACTAACCCTGTAATCAAAAAGAATTATCTTTTGCGAGGACTCCGCTACTGGCGCAGTTCTCGTTTTCTTTTTGCCCGGATTTCCGCAGGACCCACAGAGCACCGGCACTACTTGCCGCCTGCCGCCAGCAAGCAGGGTACTCACCGAAACCCCAGCAGAAAGGCCCCCGGTGCGGATGCCAGTGCGGGATAATGCATGTTCAGAACGGAAAACAAAAATGCTGCCGCCCAGCTAACGGGTAGCAGCATTTTTGTTTGTCTGGGATAGTCAGAGGCTATAGGTTAAGTATTAGACGCGAACGCCCATCTCGTCAGCCTTGTCATCCTCGACAACCAGATAGTAGTATACGTCACCGAACTCTAAGCCCAACTCATCGGCATACTTTTTCAGAGTGTCAGAGAACACTTTCAGGTTAAAGCCATTGCCGGGATGCTCTTTCTGCCATGCTTCGATTTCCCGCTTCGATGCGGCAACACAGGGTCTATCTTCCTTGTCGTCATCGTCAAAGGTGAATCCGTCTACCAGACGGCGGGGGGTATCGTCCGAAGCCTCATTCTGGATGACATAGGCGACGATAGCGGCTTTGCTGTTATAGTCCGAGTTCTCCGCAAAGAAGTCCTCGATGTCGCCATGCCGTACAACAACATTCTCGTAGAAATCCTTGATTTCGTTGTCGGCGTACTCGTTCGTCATGACCTTCTTATGGTTTTTAAGGAACTTGATGAAGGTCTCGTCGCTCAGGTTGTCAGCATAGAATCCGAGTGCATCCACACGAACTTTCACAAGACTGCTCAGGAACTTCTCCATTTTCGCAAAGACGTGCTTTGCTGTAAATGCCTTCTTCAGGTTTATGGTATAGTAGAATACCGGGAAGTCTTTAATATCTACACCGCTTTCCATGAAATTTTCTCCCACTTTGTCGATAGCCTTGCGCAAAAAGGGTGCATACTTGTACAGTGCATCGACATCGGTGATGTAGTCGGTAATGTACAGCTCATTGTTTTTGCTGTAATGACCCAAGAGCCCGACGGCCACAGAAAGGCGGATGCCACGCTGAAAATTTGTCAAATCGAAAGTAACGGGGTAAATGACATTCGCAACAGTACCGTCCTCAGAATACTCGACGGGAGCCGAGCAACGATGAATACCGAAAAGGTCATAGCCGTCCTTGTGGATGCTCATGTACTGATTCTCGAGGATGACGAGATTATACAGCGGCAACGCCATCGGAATCTGCGCTTTCAGGAATTCAAGGAAATAATTGACGTTCTCGTGAATCCATGTGGAGTCGTCCACGGTTTCGATGCGTTTCTTAGACTCCACGACATCCTCACCCGGAAGCGGCTCATAACCGCATGCCTGACGAAGCTCGTTTTCCGTCACGGCATCCGTTGCCTTGGCGATTTTCTTCAAGGTAACCTCTGTAGGCTGAGACTGTGTTTTGCCGTTCGCAAGACGGTTCACATATACGCGGCCGAGATGCGATGTCTGGGAAAACTGCTCCTGTGTCCGCGTACCGATGGCTTTCTTGACGAGCGCCGCCAGCTTATCGGGGTCATATCCCGCATTCTCCTTATCATTATACTCGGAACTGTCATCCTTGTTCAGCCAGCCGTCAAGAATCGAATAACCGATATCATGCAGGGAAGCATATACATGTCCGTCTAAGTCTTTGGAGGGGGACGGCATGTGTGCGTTGTCTTCAAGGCACTCCACCTTTTTGCACAGGTGTGCGCACTCGCTGGCAACAAGTATATACGGCGCATTCAACTCTTTTAGCCTTGGAATGCGGTCGTTGCTGTCGCGGAGCAGTTTTGCCAGATATACAATATCTGAAAGCTGGTCAGGAGGCATCTTCTTGAAAACATCTGTGCCGAGTTCGATTTCAGTGATGACAGGGAGAGTAACAGAGGCATCGATGTCTTTGGCGTATTGCAGGATAGCTTCGACAACAAAGTAGTAGCTATCATATGCCTTATAATCGATATGGACAACGGTATCCGTTTTTTTTATAGGGACAATCGTTCCTTTGCCATCTTTAACGCCATAAAAAGCCGAAACGGTCATGAAATCTTCAAGGACCTTCTCATCAACATGCAATGCCTCGGCAATCATCGGCAGCTGCTTGCGAAACAGGACAGGGGCATTCAGCTTGACAGAGAACATATAGCGACTCCTTTCGCGTGTATCATTTTGTAGCTTTGTGTATCATTCTGTAACTATTATACGGGGACGCAAATAGAATTGCAATAGGGAAAACAACAAAAAGATACAAAAAGGTACACGAAGATACAAGAACGAAAGGTACAGGAAGGGGTTCGCCCTATTTCCGTTCTGGACGAAGCAGTTTGGGATAAGTGACGCGCTGGAAATCCGGATGTTGCCGCTCGGTAGGCTGCTAACGGGCTGCAAAAAAGAAGGAGGCGGAGCTGCCGACGAATTTCTCTCGTGTTCGGCGCTTGGCAGTTGCACATTCGTGCGAATTGAATACAATGGAGAATATAAGCTGATGTAGTGTATAAGCCGCAGGGATTCGTTTTCTGCGGCTTGATTTTTCTCGAAAAGAGGTACAAAGATGCGGAATCGAAAGAAAGCCAAGAAGGCTGCTTCTCTTGTCATGGCGGTCATGATGACCTTGACCCTGGTGCTTGGTACGGTGGTGCCGGTCGTTTTGCAGACGGCAGCAGTTTTCTAAAAACTCATAGTTTGCTCTAGCCCCGCGTGGATGAAATGTCTGCGCGGGGCTTTTTTGTTTTGCGGAGGAAATAGTCATGGCGGAAAAGAAGCGGCAATATTCACGAGCGCTCGCACAGAAACGGTGTCTGGAAGCGATTGAGCGAGCCATTCTCATCAATAAGAGCGAGGCGGAAAGACCTTTCGTGTTTCAGGTACAGGAACTGGTCGTGTTCGGACCCCTGGTCGATACCGATGCGCCTACGGTCCACGGAGTAGATATCCTTGCGACCACGGCGCGGCATCACAGATACCGGAATCGGGATGAGGCATTTCACAGCGACAGCGAGGATTTCATCAATAAATACGCTCCATTCAGTATCTGTTCGTGGCGGTTCCGTGAAGAGTTCCCGGAAAAGGATATGCTGAACCACCTCAAAGGCCGGCACATGGGCATCGTGACGATGTACGGGCAGCAGGACAGGGCTTTGCTCGACGAGGGCAGATTTTTTACCATCATCCGAGACGGCAAGGTTCAGGCTGACCAGCTGGATGCCTTGAAGGAACTGTTCCGAGGTAAAGCATGAGCGCCGTCATGCTGATGCAGGGAGACTGCTGCGAAAAACTAAACGAGATTCCGGCACATTCTGTAAATCTCGTCTTAGCGGACCCGCCCTACGGTATCACACATCAGGCTTGGGATACGGTATTGCCGTTTGAGGATTTCATCATGAAGGACGGAAAGCGACTAAGCCTGACTGAGTTTCTTCTTTCCCGCTATAAGGCGGGGATTTCCTATGCTGATGCTATGTCCGAATGGACCCAAAACAAACAGCAGGGGATTTGGACGCAGCTGGATAGAATCCTGACCGAAAACGGCGCAGTTGTTCTTTTCTCGGCAGGAGCGTACACCAAGACCCTGATGGATGGCAAGACCATTCCGTGGCGGTATAACCTCATCTGGCAGAAGACATCTCCGGTAGGATTCCTCAACGCGAACCGGATGCCGCTAAGGGCGCATGAAGACATCCTGGTCTTTTACAGGAAGCTGCCAACCTATAACCCACAGAAGACCTCAGGGCATCCAAGAAAAGTCTCAACGGCGGAGCATAAGCGGAACTCCAAGATGACTGAGGATTACGGGAAATACAAGGCAAAAAGCTACGACAGCACCGAGAGATTTCCCACGAGTGTGTTGACCTTTGCCACCGATAAGCAGAAATGTGCGGCGCACGGAACACAAAAACCCGTAGCGTTGTGTGAGTGGCTCATAAAAAGCTACACGAACGAGAGCGATACGGCCCTTGATTTCTGCATGGGCAGCGGCTCGACCGGCGTAGCAGCAATGAATACGAATAGAAACTTTATCGGCATCGAAAAGGATGCCGATTTTTTTGTTGTTGCGAAAGAGCGAATCGCCGATGCGGCGCAAAGCCGTTGAAGATACCGCTATTTGTTTTCGCACAACGACAAACAAAAAGCATCTTAAACACACGCGTGCGTTCGATAAATGAGCGCGTGTGTTTTTTTGTGCATTCCGCGCATTTAACGCTCATTTTTTGTAAATAAGTATCCGATGCGGAGCGATTCTGCATCGGCTTTTTATAGGACCAAAAATGAATAAGAACAAAGTATACACGCATGTTTCGCTGTTTTCCGGTGCAGGGGGACTTGATATCGGCTTAGAGCAAGCCGGGTTTCGCACGGTATGGGCGAACGACTTCAATCATGATGCCTGCGAGACCCATAGGTTGTGGAGTAATGCCACGGTGGTAGAAGGCGATATCGGCAAAGTGGACTACGATACCATCCCAGATTGCGGTATTGCTTCCTTTGGATTCCCGTGCCAGGGTTTCAGCCTGTCGGGACCAAGGAAAATCAACGATAGCCGGAATGTGCTCTACCGGCATTGCGTCAAGCTGGTCGAAAAGAAGCAGCCAAAGCTGTTCCTTGCTGAGAATGTCAAAGGCTTGCTGACGCTGGGTGGCGGAAAAATCAAGGACGCTATCATCGCGGATTTCGAGAGCAAGGGATATGTGGTGTCCATCAACCTTGTCAATGCTGCGGACTATCATGTCCCGGAAGATAGACAGCGAATCCTCCTTGTGGGCATCCGAAAAGACCTCGCTGAAAAGTATGGCGTAGAGTTCAAGGTTCCTGCACCGTTTCCTGACCGCATCAGTATCCGGCAGGCGTTAGAGGAATTAGCACCGGCGGCGGAGGATGAAATCTGCAAAGAAGCCTACTCCTCGCGCTACATGTCCCGGAACCGGAAACGCGGCTGGGACAGCGTATCGTTCACGATTCCCGCGATGGCTAAGCAAGTACCTCTCTGGCCCGGGTCGCCTGACATGGTGAAGGTCGGCAAAGACCTTTGGCAGTTCGGTGAGGAAGGTAGTACCAGACGGCTGTCCTATAGAGAAGCAGCCGCTATCCAGACATTCCCGAAAGATATGGTCTTTTGCGGGAATCTGACGAGCAAGTATAAGCAAATCGGGAATGCAGTTCCCTGTGAACTCGCAAGAGTCGTGGGAACGGAACTGTACCGTATCTTGAGCAAAATTGAAGAGCAAGAAAGTCATTGTCCGGCATGAGTGATTCGTGCCGGATTTTTTATTGGAGTCATCATGCCAGAGACAAGAAAATATACCGTTGCTGACCTGTTCGCGGGTGTAGGTGGATTGAGTTACGGGTTTTCAAGGAACGACCGCTTTGCTTTGAAATCATCTTGGCAAACGAGATGCAAAAGGATATTGCGAAAGCATATACCCTCAACCATCCTGCGGTCAATATGCTGCAAGGAGACATCAAAGATTTGTCCGAAGATGTCCTGCGTCAAACGATAGGAAACCGGACAGTTGATGTCGTAGTCGGTGGCCCGCCGTGTCAGTCATACTCCACGCTCGGTAAACGGCAGATGGATGCGCGGGCAAATCTCTTCATGGAATACAAGCGCGTTCTCTGTATCCTGCATCCGAGAGCCTTCTTGTTCGAGAATGTCAAAGGCATTCTGAGCATGGATAAAGGAGCCCTGTTTGAGCATGTCCGCAAAGAATTCGAGGATATTGGGTACAGTCTCCAATACAAAATCCTCAATGCCGTGGACTACGGTGTACCGCAGCTGCGAGAACGGGTCATTCTAGTAGGGTTCTTGGACGACAATCCCTTTCAGTACCCGGAACCTACACACGGAGAAGGGCTACTGCCGTATGTGACGCTGCAAGATGCGCTCAAAGACCTGCCTGCGCTCTCGTGCGGGAAGGAAAGCACCGTGTATGCCGCTCCTCCAGATAACGAGTTTCTTTCATGGGTCCGGCAGGGTGGCTCCGATACGCTTACGGAACATAAAGCCCCGAACAACAGCGCCCACCTTCGCAAAATCATGGCGGCGCTCAAAGATGGGCAGGGCAAGGATGATTTGCCGAAAGAACTCAGACCTAAGAGCGGGTTCAAGAACACCTACGCGAAACTCTGGTGGGAGAAGCCTGCCACTACCATCACACGGAACTTTGCCTGTCCCTCCTCATCGAGATGCATCCATCCGAGAGATTCAAGGGCACTCACGATACGAGAAGGAGCACGGTTACAGAGTTTTCCGGACAACTATCAGTTCTACGGCTCGGATTGCCTGAAACGCTTAGAAATCGGCAATGCCGTCCCGCCACTGCTTTCGGTGGCGTTGGCTGAACAGATGCTGAAAGCACTCGATGCAGAAAAATAACATACCTACCGATTTTCGGCACTAAGTAGCCGGGAGCGAGGATATTACATGAATAATAATAGCGCCGAATGGCAACACGAATTCTACTTGACGCATGACAAGTACCGGATGCAGAGGCAAGGGACGGATTGCTATAAGGTCGTCAAAAGCCTTACTCGTATACTGCAGCTGCCTACCATTGCGAAACTCACGACAGACAATGAATCGGTCATCGGTGATTTCCGACTGAACAGAGGCGAGTATGGGCTTGAGCCCTACGATGAGTACGCTATCAAGGTGGATGACACCTACGGTGCATCATTCTATATCCTTGTTCATAGAAGGGCTGATACAACTTTCCTGTGCCCGATTCTCGTGGGCTTTGAGGGTGAGAACACTTGCGCCATGGTCATGCCTACCGATAACTGGCGGATGCGGGAAATGACGGCATTTGTCGAGCTGAGAAAGGCTGAGAAGGAATTCGGTGTGGACGGACTGATGATGGCGGTGAATACACAAAATGGGGTATACGGCTACCTTTCCGTTTTGAACGAGTCTGGCAACCTGCTGGAACGGTGGCTGCGAACCGAGCGCGATTCACTACATATACGGAACTCTGTGACGGCTCCGAGCTCAGCGGCGCTGATACTGCAAATCTGGCTGCATACGATATGTCTCTGGAAACGGCGGTGTCTGAGTCGGAAAGTCGAGCAGCGTATCGTACACGCAAACGGAGAGCAGGAAACGGTCTGGGATGTTAGAGAATGTCTAAGCACAACCAAGCAGACTATCGTGGACCTCAAAAAGGGCATCGTGGTCTATGTAAATGACGGTACCGGGAAACGGGCATTTGCCGGGTTCTGTGTACTCCAATCTGAGCGCTGCGGGCATTTCCGGCATCTGCAAAGCGGCAAAATCGTCTATGTCCGACCTACGACCGTTCACTACAAGAAGCTGAACCCCTACAAGGCTATCAGTCAGACTGCCAAGCCGGTAATCTACCGAAATACGGAAGATTTCCTGCGCGAGAAGTCCTACCTCGAAAACGATGTTCTTATGATGCTCAAATGCAATGGCATCGAGTATCAGCGGGAAAAGATGTTTCCGTGGATGGGGAAGAAGCGCTTGGATTTCTTCCTGCCGGGCAAGAACATCGCTATCGAGTGTCAGGGTGTGCAGCACTTTTACCCCTACGGCAGCGATGACAGAGATTTCGAGGCGCGGAAGCAGCGGGATACAGACAAGTACAACGAATGCACCAGCAACGGTGTGCAGGTTCTTTACTACGTGAGCGAATTGATTCCGGTGCCTGACGAGATGGCGAGAAAATACCGGTATGTGACCAGCCTCGATGAGCTACTGGCAATTTTAACGACAAATGATTGATTTTGACTCCTCCGATGTTACGGCGTCGGGGGTTTTGTTTTTTGGAGGATACGGAGATGGCAAACTTTAACATCCCTTATAAAACCGAGCGCGAAGGACAGATGGAGTTCTTTGATAACTATGGCATCCCGTATATTGATGATGCTTCTGTCCTCGTTGACAACACCGATGGCGTTTACAATGGCAACATCATCGAGTTCAAACTTTCCATCAATAACCTTAACAGGGTCTTGTTTCAGGCTATCAAGTACCTGTCGAAGATGCGTGTTAAAGGCGAGTCCGTGCCTGCCACCATTTTGTTGGTGGACCTGAATTCTACTACGGTTTATGCCTACAAGTCCGAGGATTACCGGGATGAAATCCAGAAAGTCTATACCGGCGCGGCGTCTAAGAATAATGAGGGATTTGTTGCGGGAAAGTATGACCAGAAGCTGGATTATAGCAATATGGTAGAGTCCGCCGAAGTAAAAAAGTTACTGAAAGGCAGGAAGGTCTGCCCAGATGAGATGTATATGCCCATTGACATCGATGAAAGCTGCATTGTTGGATGGGCAGAACGGTATTACCGCGAAAAGCCCAGTGCCAGCAAGGGAGATTTCCTCGGCGATGATACCGGAACAGCCGTCAAAGTGACTGGTGAAATCAGAGACCCTCGTCATTTCAAGGGCCTTATCAATCCTTACACCGGAAAATCCAACGAGAAGTTCAAGTACCTGATGGACTGTCTGAACGACCGTCTCTCTAAAAAGGATTTGGGAGCCTTCTATACGCCTGTTGCCTATGCGAAGAAGGCAGCAGAACTGGTACAGATGGCTGTAGACCGTGTTCCTGATGGAAATGACTACATCATTCTGGATAGATGCGCCGGTACGGGTAATCTGGAAGCCGCTTTGATAGGCTTGACAGATAAGAACGGTGACGAACTCATCGAACATTGTGTGGTCAGTACCTACGAGTATTATGAGTATAAGGTTCTGTCTGAGCGCATCGGCGATAAGGTTCGTGACATCATCCCTCCGTCTGAGGCAAATGTCGTTTATGAGAACGGCAAGGTTGCCAACGCGGACGCAATGAGTAAAGAGTTCATCGAAAACCCGCTGATTAAGCGATATGTAGATGATGACAAATGTACGATTATTTTGTTTGAAAATCCGCCGTATAGGGATGCTGGCGCTTCAGATTCTGAAAACACAAAAGGGTTTAAAAATTTTGTGAATTCGGAAATGTTGAAGGAATCTTTATCCAATAAAACCGTGGCATATGATTTGGCAAATATGTTTATCTGGTCTGGATACAAATATTATCTTCGACAATCAACGGATAGCTATATCGTGTTTTCGCCTATTAAATATTGGAAAATGCATCAATTATCGGCTAAAAAATGCATAGATGGTTATGTATTTAATAGAAAGCATTTTCACGCTACAGCTAGTGCTATTTTTTGCATACTGTGGAGCAATGAAGATGATTTTGGGGAAGTATTGAAATTAAAAGCTTATGATGTGATTGATGATAAAGCCTTTGAAATTCAGCAGTCACCAATCACATGTAAAAAAGTACATGAAATGTCAAATAAGTATCTTCCTTCTACAAAATCATTTACAGGTACAACTGGCATTGTTTGTGGATTAGACGGCGTTGAAGTGGTAAAAAAAGCTCGTGGAAAAGCATTGTACAATAGCGATTACTTTGCTTATATACGACTAAACGGGTTTAATCTTGATGCACTAAATCGAACATTAACAACTGTTATGCCATATCCAGCCATGGGTAGATATTTAACAAAGGACAATTATTTATTGCTTATTTCACTGTTTGTGGCGAAAGTGTTTCAAGAAGAAAACTGGTACGAAAAAGATATCTACGCAACTACTTCTGATGGCGGCAATGCTTATACCCATGACACAGAGTTTTTGAAGTCGTGTCTGATTTATACCTGCCTCTCTAATCAGAACAAGTGCTTGTCTTTTGACGGTTCCGATGGCAGATACTACCGTAACGAACTCTGCTTTGATACAACGAATGGCGATACGGTAGCATCCGCAGACCTTGCAAAGATGACCTTGGATGCAGATGAGAAAGCCCTTGTCGCGCTCTGGAATAATATTCTGGGCGAGGCAAAGAAAACCGAAAATTATGATAGTCGGCTTACTTATGGCGTATATCAGATTACGAAAGAACTGAATACATTCAAGACCATCGGCACTGGTAAGAGTAAGAAAACGGTCTATGATTATCCCATTCTGAATGGCTATCTGGACACCCTGCGCACTATGCTGAAAGCATACTATAAGAGCCATATCACCGAAAAGATGTTTAAGTACGAACTGTTGAAATGATGGATAACAGGCTGAACCATTCTGAAAATGGATGGTTCAGCCATGTTTGTAAAAAGAACAAACTATTAGGAAAAAACAAAAAAAGGAGGAACGGACGATGTCTCTAATCATTCATTTTCTTACGAAAGACGGCATAGTTGTCATTTCTGACAAACGAACAACCGTCGATAAGGACAAAGAAAATACACATTATATGGATGCTACAACCAAGACAATTGCTTTTCCTAATATGGTAGTCGTAAGCCATTGCGGAGATAATTATATTGACAAAAACAAGAAAATCTCAACAACAAATTTCCTTTTAGAAATTCGCGAAAAATACGGTCAAGCAAATGGAATTAAAGAAATTCCTTTGATTATTCTTAACGAGTACAAAAATAAAGAATACGTTTCAAACGTATCTCTTATAGTATCCGGAATTGACGATACAAACAATATGATGACGTATTTCATCACGCCAAAAACAAGTGAAATCAAATTGGATTTTGTTTGCAAAGAATTTGGTGGGAGCAACTATGGAGCAGAGTATAGCGGACTAACAAAAATAACTCATTCAATCTTAACATCCGATTTTCAAATAAATTGGGATAATCTTACCATAGAAGGTGCGATTGACCTCGGCATGGCTTGCTTAAAAGCCACAGCTACAGCGGCAAAATATGGAATCACACAAGGCGTAAGCGAAAATTGTGATGTCTATATATTGTCTCGGTTTCACGGAATCGGTTGGCTGATAGAAGATAAATTGAAACCTGACGAAAACGCAGCAGATGATGCACATCAGAAATACATGATGGAGCAAGCGAAGAAAGATTTGAAAAAGCAAAGGCGCATAAAGAGAAGCGCAGAGAAAAAACAAACGAAGTCGCCATTGTAACTTGTGCAATGACGGCTTTTTATTTGAGATTAGAAGTGCAATGACAACAGAGAATTTTATCGCCAGAGCAAAACAAATTCATGGTAACACTTATGATTACTCGAAAGTAAAATACAAAAATACTGGGACAAAGGTAGAAATTATATGCCCAAAACATGGCTCATTTTCTCAAAACGCAGGCAATCATATAAATCCAAAAATACGGTGTGGATGCCCGTATTGCGCGGGAAAAAAGGTTATGTCCGGAGTTAATGATTTTGCTACTTTATACCCAGAAGCTGCATCCGAATGGGATTATTCCAAAAACATTGTGCTGCCATCAGAAGTGCTTCCAAGGACAAACAAGAAATACTATTTTCTTTGCTCGAAGGGACATTCATATCTACAATCTCTAAACAACAAAACAAGTAAAAATTACGGATGTCCTTATTGCTCAGGGCAAGCGTTACTTAAAGGATATAACGACCTACAAACGGTTCATCCGGAAATCGCGAAAGAATGGGATTATTCAAAAAATAAGAATGGTCCATCGGATTACCGGTATGGAAGTGGATATAAAGCTTGGTGGGTATGCAATAAATGCGGACAATCATATCAAAGTCCCATCAATGTCCATATCAGAGGACATAAGTGTCCATATTGTTCGGGGCAAAAGGTCGCCACAGGAAAGAATGATTTGCAGACCTTATATCCAGAAATAGCAAGGGAATATTCTGATAAAAACAGTGTTCCTGTAAACCAAATATCGGCGCATACACACCACAAGACTATTTGGAATTGTCCGTTCTGCGGCAATGAGTACACAGCTTCCATCAATCATCGAACATCGGGTGAAACAGAGTGTCCGATTTGCGCAAAAGCGTCAAAAGGAGAGCGAAAAGTCAAGGCTGTTTTGGATGAACTTGGCGTTACATATAAGCAGCAGGAAAGTTTCGAGGATTTGAAAGACAAACATCCACTACGGTTTGACTTTACCATTTACCAAAACGACAAACTGATTGCCGTGATTGAATTCAACGGGATTCAGCACTACAAGCCAAGAAGTGTTTTTGGCGGAGAAAAGGCATTTCAGATGCAGAAAAAGCACGATTTAATGAAAGTGCAATATTGCGTTGACCACGGTCTGTACTTGTTACAAATCCCGTACAAGACATGTGAGTGTGACACAGAAGAATACGTCAGAAGGTTTTTTAGGAACCTCGACACCTATCATATAATCATGGAAAATCAAGCACGCTGGCAACGCTCTGGAAGCTGACATCAAGAAACTCGTACTGGATGATGATGTGACCAAGAAGGCAGGCATCATCCCGTTCATTCTCTCTGACCGTACTTGGCGCGACGAAAAACATCTGTCCCTTCGTGCATTCACTGAGTCGCAGAAACTCCGCGCCTATGAGTGGCAAGGTCACAAGTGTCCTTTGTGCGTTGCAAATGGCATCAACACCGAGTACGCCTTTGAGGATATGGAAGGCGACCACATCATTCCTTGGAGCAAGGGCGGGCATACCACCGACAACAACCTGCAGATGCTGTGTAAAAAGTGCAATGCAGCGAAATCGGATATGTAATGGTGGGAGCATATCATGAAAAAATATCGCTATTTCATGTTCGGTATGTTCACCGGCACAGATGGGAATATAAGTGTCGTGCTTTTTCAAAAATCCAATTTATAATCCCCTGTAAGAATCCCATCAACCTCCATTGTTGCGTTCGGGTCTGCTCGAAACCCAGCTTTATGACACATCCTAATGCAACTTTCCGCGTTCCTTACGGTCTCGGCTGCGGGCTGGCAGGCGGAAACTGGGTAACGGTGCTGAATCTCATTGAAGAAGCCGCCAATGCTTGGAATGTGAACGTTGAGATTTGGGTGCTGCCCAAAAAGTAAAGGATTAGCATGTACAATACCAACTACAAATGCGTCAAGCCGTTCGATGTATGGCTTGATGCCATCGGTCAAGATGGCAAGAAAATTCCATATCGGGTAAAGCGTGGGACCATCTGGCGTCTGGTCTGGTGCGGCGGCGAGCAGAACTTCAAGGAACTTTCAGGTCCAAATAAGATGCACATTACACTGCCGGATGAATATGTTGAACAACATTTCAAAAAGGTGTAAGTATGGGTAATTACTGTCCATATGCAAACGGCAATGTTGTATACCTCCAATGTAAAGAATGCGAAGAGAAACTCTGCGAGAAAGACTGGTTCTTTTGCGGAGTTGCGGGAACTCCATTATCGATGATGAAGTCCCGCAAACAAATGTCGGAATATCTCGACAAGATGCTTGCTAAGCGAGACAAGGCCGTTATCGCTGCAGAATCCGGCCAGAAAATAGCGGCTTTGGCGGCTATGTACGCCAGCGAACGCGGATACTCTTTCATATCTGTTGCAAATGATGATTTGCCCACATACCTCGCCAAACAGCAGCAAAAAGGATGTGTAATGTTTGATAGAGCCGAAAACGAACGAGAAATCGAAAACACCTGTCGTGAGCTGCACATACCGCTGCGGCACTGTAAATTGGAAGGAGCGTAAAACTATGATGTACCAAAAGCTGGTTCGGGATAATATCCCGGCTATCATTGAGAAGAACGGGGAAACCTGTGTGACGCGCACGCTGTCCGACAAAGAGTACGAGGACGCTCTGATGAACAAACTGCAGGAAGAGGTCGCCGAACTGCTGGAAGCCTACACAGCCAAGGAGCGGAGCGTTCTGGACTGCGCTGAGGAGATGGCGGATGTGATGGAGGTCATGTACGCTATGGGCAAGACTTGCGCTGTTTCCAAACGAGAAATTGAACAGGTACGGAGCCAGAAAGCAGCAGAGAAGGGAACTTTCTCTAAGAAAATCTTTTTGGTTTCGACAGAAAAGTGAAGGGAGCATGCTTGTGACGCAGCAAGACACAATGCGGTTAATCAGAAAACTGATTTTTGCCAAATACAGTCAAGACCCCACGCATTTTTGTCGGTGTGTGGACGAAATTGCACAAACCTTGGACGAGCAAGGCGACAAGGAAGGTGCCCGCGCTATTCGCAACACTTCCCGTGATGGCTATGTGAAATCATACTACGAGGCAAGTAGACAAACGCAGCCTCTCGGTAGCCCCTTTGTCAGCTATAAACCTGCGTTCGTCATCGACAACAAGGATATCGCGTTGTGGCACGCGAGGAACGATAATCCGCAAATGCGGGTCCGACACATTTTAGAGTATATCGAAAACGGGGAAATGGTCGGAAAAGATGTGCTGGAATACGATGCAAGCACAGATAAATGGCATCGTATCGAGGCGGAATCTATCGAGTTGGTATAGGGACACTACATCACCCATGCTCATCTAACCCCTTTCTGCTGGCGGTCAGAAGATGAAATAAAATATACAAACAGAGATTTTTATCAACAGCCCCTTGCACATTTGTGCGAACTGCATACAATCTAAATTATAGACTAAAAAATGTACCCTGATGGCTGTTGTGATAGCTGTCAGGGTCTTTTTGTTGCCTGCCAATCTACTATTCGGAGGGATTACAATGATGCTCAAAGACTTGTCCAGCGAACAGCAGGACCTTGTACGGCTGGCGCTTGACGGGAAAAATGTGTTGTGCGATGCCTGTATCGGAAGCGGTAAGACATCCACCATCAATGTCTTGTGCAACGAGTTTGATTCCTCTAAGGAAATTCTGTACCTGACCTATAACCGGCTTTTGAAACTCGATGCGCAGGAAAAGATTCTGAACGATAATGTCACGGTCCAGAACTATCATGGATTTGCCTCGAAAATCCTGTACCGGCGCGGCATCAAAAATATCGGACAGGGCGAGCAGATTGGAATGGTCTTGAAGAAGCGCGTTCCTGTCGGGCACTTTGATGTGCTTATCATCGACGAGTATCAGGACATCAACGAGGAAATCTCGAAGATGCTCGAATACATCAAGGAATCGAACCCCGGTCTTCAAATCATCGCAGTCGGGGACATGAAGCAAAAAATCTATGACCAGACTTCGCTGGATATCTGGTCGTTCATCCATAAGTTCTTAGGCAAGCACACGCAGGTCAACTTCACGCAATGTTTCCGCCTGTCCCATGACCTCGCACAGCGGCTCGGAAATATCTGGGGCAAGGATATCAACGGCGTGAACAAGAACTGTAAGGTATCGACCATGTCCCGTGAACAGGTGGTAGACTATCTGGATACCAAGAACCCGAAGGATGTCCTGTGTCTCGGAGCCAGAACGGGGTCTATGGTAAAGGTTCTGAATGAACTGGAAGCAAGACCCGGCAACCTCTATGACAAGAACCATGTATATGCCAGCATCAAGGAACCGGACGGTGAAAAGCATGTAGCACCTGGCGCAGATGTCGGTATCTTTACGACCTTTGACGGCAGTAAAGGCATGGAGCGCCCTATCTGCGTTGTCTTTGATTTCACGGAATCCTACTGGTGTTCCCGTGTATTTCAGCCTATGGCGCGGTATGAGATTCTGAGAAACCTTTTCTGCGTTGCGGCGAGTCGCGGTAAAGATGAGGTCATCTTTGTAGAGCCTCCGAAAAAAGAGGACAGATTTGGGCTGGTCAGCGATAAGACCCTGATGACTCCCGTCAAGATGAATCAGGAGTTCAATACAAAGTTCGATATCTCTGAGATGTTCGACTTCAAGTTCGATGAAGATGTAGAGCACTGCTACCAGCTCATCAATACGACGCCGGTCTTCCATAAGGATGTACATGAAATCGAAATCAAGCATTCGGATGCGATGATTGACTTGGCTCCCTGCATCGGCATCTACCAGCAGGCGAACTTCTTCGACTACTACGATATCGACAGCGCGATTGCCTTCTACATGTACCTGCATAACGACAAGAAGGTAGCGCTGCCTTCCAGCTGGAAATCCGTGGAGGAGAAGGTCCTGTTCCTGACGATGCTGATGACGAGTCAGGACCGGTATGTGAAGCAGGTTGAGTTGCCCTTTATTACGAGAGCGCAGGAAACCGACCTGAACAAGCGCTTGTCTATGGTGTTCACTCCAGACGAGTCCGTACAGGAACATTGTGAGTTGACTGCCATAGTAGATACCAAGGCAAAGAAGAAACTTGTTATCAGCGGCATGGCGGATGTCGTGAAGGACAACAAGGTCTATTTGCTGAAATTCGTGTCTTCGCTCGCGCACAAGCATTTCCTGCAATGTGCCTGCTATATGCTGGCTACCGGGTTAAAGCAGGGTGTTGTCTGGAATATCCGCGATAACATGATGTATGAAATCGAGATTCCGGACCCTGACAAGTTCCTGGACGCGGTAATCACCTGTATCACGAAACAGGTCTTTGCCAAAGCAGAAAGCTATACGATTTCCAAGGACTATACGCAGGACCTCGATACCATCATCGAGCAAATCATGACCGATGATTCGCTGCCGGAATTCGATGTCGGCGGCAATGTCAAGGAAGAAAAGAAAACGGCTGATGAAGGTATCTCTATCATCCGCCGTGGTGAGCAGTACATCATTGTGGATGCTGCAAACCGTCAAATCATCGATAACAGCGCCATGAACGGCTACGATTCGATTCTCGCTGCCTGTGAGGATTATGTCAGGAAAAACAAGCAGCTGGCAGAAGAATCCATGTCCAAGAAGGAACTGCTCAGCGTTATTGAGGATTGGCTCGACAATCACAGGGATTTCGAAGCAGCTATGACTAAGACCGAGGTGGATATCAAGCACCATATCGGAGAATATGCGAACTACGCTTCTCTTTCCACCTATGTTGTTCGTAAGATGCTCAAAGACCGTGGTCTTATCATCAATTTCAGCGAACGCCAGCTGCTGAAGGTCTGGAAGGAGCGGAAGAAGAAGGATACGAATGCCGTGGAGAATACGCGGTACGAGACCCTTGCCTCTACGCTCGAATCCCTCGTTAAGGCAGGGGTCGATGTCCAGCTTGAAATGCCGGAAGAGGAGAAGGTCGCAAAGCCAGAACCGGACCCGGAAGAAGAAAAGCCTCAATTCGATAAGCGCATCCCCTATACCGTTATTCGTTCGTCCCGGCTCTCTAAGCCCAACGATGTGCGGTATATTGTCGTCAATCTGAACGACAAGGACCAGGTGCTGGACGATGCAAGCGGATACGGATACAAGTCGATTTCTGCCGCACAGAAGGGTTACGGATATAAATGCCGGAATCTCACCAAGTACGGGGAAGTTAAGCACTCGTCAAAGCCCAAAACCAATATCCCGGTCTCGCAGAGCCGTCAGCTCTCGTTCGGGGACTTCTGAGAAGGAGGGAACATCATGACCTACAGCGAAGCATTCCCTTTATGGGTGGCGGAAGTGTATCACAACCATGGCTATGAGCCGGGAAAATGGTACGGGTCAGAGGTTGCAGAAACGCTGTACAATGAAGCCATGGCGACCTACAACGGTCCTCCCGCCACGATGTGGGACTATATAGAAGCTATCCCGTCTGCGGATGAATTCGCGTATTTAGACTATGCCATTGAACGGCTGCACCGCGATAACATCAACCTGAACGCACTCTCCGACAAAGAGCGCTGGGCTTTGATGGATAAAATCGTCGCAGAGTATCCGCAGTACAAGAACGTTCGCACATCCCGTGCCAAGCAGGTACAGCAGACCTCGATGCAGGCGGCGCTCGATGCCGAGCGTGATGTTCTCTTGCAGGCTGCAAGGCGCAATGTGAGCCGGTACAGTGAGGCAGAGGATGCCACAAAGGATTTTGTAATCAAGTAAGGGGGCAGTAACAGAATGGTCAAGATTTACGGCTACAGTGACGATACCGTTTGTCTGGATAATTCCAAATACTTCGAGAATGAAATCGAGTGCTTCGATGTTGCCGGTGTCAGGCTCTATTTGGATGACGGCACGGTGCTTTTTGTCTGCTACTCCTCCGGTGTCTGGCGTATTTTCATCGAGCAGGAAGGTTCCGCGCCGCACCGGCACAAGGTCTGTCAGGAGACGAATGAGGACGACTACAGCGATGAGTTTTACACCGAAGCTGATGTTGTTCGGCATGAAATTGCATCGGCGAGAAATTGAGGAAGGGTGATATTAGTGAATTTCTCTAAAATTCGTATGATGTTCTTCGATTTCGACGATACCCTTCTCATCCATTATCGGGAACAGAAACTCGACGCGACTGCTGATGCACACAGGGCACGGCTACTGCGGTATGAGGCTGAGAACCGGGGCGGGTATAGGGTATTCGACGAAATTGGGGAAGCCAATACGCTTGTCCAGCATTTCCTCGAAAGCTGCGACGGTATCCCGAAATACTGCATTACTCGCGTGCAGGACAGTATGACCCTACCGTATAAAAAGCAGTGGCTTGAAATGCACTATCCGGGACAGTTCCTCGATGTCATCGGGACTGCCACCCCCGAACGGAAGACCTCCGTCATGAAACTTCTGACCCAAGCTGCCGGTCTGAATGCTGCACAGGCTCTGTATGTAGACGACTACTACGAAGCCCTCAATGAGGCGGCAAAGGAAGGGTTTACGGTCATGACGGTACAGGAACTCATGCTGCGGCAATATACTGCGGAGCAATGATAAAGCGCTAAGCCACGAACAAACTAAGGAGGACTACCATGAAAAAAATTCTGAAATTTCTTGCCGCTGCGGCATTTGCTATCGTTGTTTACCAGCTTGTATCGCTGCACCGCAAACGCCGTAAGATGGTAGAGATTGGTCAGCAGATTTTCCGGTGATACCTGATGGCGAAAACTCAGCTGACCCGCGATATTGAGGCCGCGCTTCATGCGTGGCATCCTTCCAGCTACGGCGGGTATCGGGTGGATTCGTTTCGTCAAGGGTTCGATGCCTTAGAAGTGCCGGTAGAATGCGGGTCTGTCAAATCCGGATTGGTCGATTTCGTCAGGGTTCAGGAATGCTTTACCTCCGAAACCAAATATGGGACCTGCAAACTGGCCTCGCTTATCGAAACGGATACGGGTGCTTCGCTTACCGCGATTCAGCAAAAAGCAAAAGAGGCAACCTGCGTCAAGGATATTTCGTCGATAGATTTTTGCAGGGAGCACTGTTCCGAGCGATGGTGCCACTTCCACAAGACGAATCATCTGTATACGCTCGATGCCGTCATCACTTGTGTGGAAATCAAGATTTCCGTGAGCGATTTTCACTCGGCACACGGGCACAATTTCGTTGGGCACTGCAACTACTATGCGATGCCCACTGAGTTGTACAAGAAGGTAAAAGGCGAGATACCAGAGGATATCGGCGTCTTGCTCTATTACGACGGCGAGAGCACATGCGGAATCCGAAAGGCGAAGGAATGTAAGTCGCACATTCTCTCGGAAAGCACACAAAAATGGCTGATTCTGTCCGTTGCTAAAAGGCTGCCCCGGTTCGACAAGAACTGAGGGCAGCTTTTTTATATATTTTTTTGTTTAAGAAAGGACAAACTCAAATGCGGCGAACCAAAGCACTGATACTCGTTGCAACATTGGCTGTGCTGACCAGTGTTGCAGGCTGTTCATGGCAAGCGGAACCTCTGCCTGCCGAATCAGCACAATCCGAATCCTCTCTCAACACCTCTGAATCTGCGACGCAAGAAACAGCAGAAGAAGAACAGCAAATCTCGGACCTATCCGGAGTACCGGAACTGAGCCCGGAACCCGCTGCGTCTTTTGAACCGTCTCCTACACCGCAACCAGAACCGTCCCCGAGTCCGACATCTGAGCCTACACCGAGCCCGACTCCCTCGCCGACTCCAGAACCTGCGGCAGCGACCTCTGTCTGGGGCGATGTTGTACCTGCTGCCTGGGGTCAAGCCTACGGCACGATTACCTGTGACGCGATTGGCCTGAACGCTTCTCTTATCTGGGGCGATGACCAGAGTCTTTTGAATCAACGCGGCGGGGTATATCAGTATCCGGGTTCTTACCAAGTCGGTGTGACCGGAGGGCATCTGCTTTGCTCTCATAACGACAGCGTGTTTTCTCTGCTGCAATATGTCAGCATAGGAGATGACTTTGTGGTAGACACCGATTACGGGGAATATGTGTATTCCGTCACCCTAGCAATGCCCGGTTATGTGTCCTCGGACGCGAGCACCGTGATTGCGGATGACGGCACTGTCCTCGTTAATTTCACAGACGGAATCGATAAACTTATCATGTATACCTGCTATCCGTTTGACTGCTATAGCCAGACGAATCAGCGATATGTGGTTCAGGCTGTTTTGCGAGCATGATTGGAGATGTAGTTTTAGGATGCAAAAAAGAAAAATCCGAAAATTCCTGCATTACACAGGAACTGTCTTTATTCCGCTCATCATTGCTATGATGGGCGTTTTGTTTTGGGTGAAAGTAATGAACGACATCGAATGGCTCCTTCTTTCCCCGAAACATGTCGCGTTCGGCTGCGTTGCGAGCCTTGGCTTGGTTCTCTGCTGTATTTATGCGGACAGGATGCTGTGTCATGAAGTTTCGGATACGGTTTGAGTATTGCATGTTCTTGCGATACCGGTAGAATAGAATTGTACGATAGATACCAGATATCTTACAATTCACAATTTCGTTTTTAGCGGACTTATCCCTTTCGGGGGATGGGCCCGCTTTTTTTATTTGAAAGGAGAACAAAACCATGCAAACCAAACACGAATTTTTTCGGAGAACTGCAGCGGTAATTGCCGCGTTCTTCACACTGACATTCACAGGCTGCGGTCAGACACCGGAATCTCCGGGAAGCCTTCCTGTATCCGGGGTCGTCTCAGAAACTACCGCACAAAGCGGTCAGGAGACGGCTGGCGTATCGGAAGGCGGCAGCTTTACCATTCACTTTATCGATGTCGGGCAGGCAGATTCCGCCCTCGTCACCTGCGATGGGCACTCGATGCTCATTGACGGCGGCAATGCCGATGACTCGAACCTTGTATACTCAGTATTACAGCGCGAGACAGAGGGACACTTAGACTATATCGTAGGAACACACGCTCACGAAGACCACATCGGAGGTCTTTCTGGTGCTTTCGAGGCTGACACAGCCGATGTGACATTCTGTCCTGTGACAGAGTATGACAGCAAGGCATTCCGGAACTTTAAGGCTCGTGCGGACGAGAGAGGCGGTGGTATTACGGTTCCAGCAGTGGGGGATACATTCACCCTAGGGGAAGCCAACGTCACCGTTGTTGCCGTCAATTCCGTGCCCGAGGACACGAATAATACTTCCATCGTGATTCGCATTGTCTACGGCGATACATCCTTTCTGTTCACCGGTGATGCCGAGCAGGAAACGGAAGAGAAAATACTCGAATCCGGACAAGACATCAAATCCACCGTCTTAAAGGTCGGGCATCACGGGTCCAGTACCTCCACCTCTCAGGCATTTCTGGATGCCGTGAGCCCTACTTATGCGGTCATATCCTGCGGCAAGGACAACAGCTACGGACACCCGCACAGCGAGACCCTTGCAAAGCTTGCCAGCGCGGGAGTTGAGGTGTTCAGAACGGACGAACTCGGTGATATTTACTGCACTTCTGACGGTTCGGAAGTCACCTTCTCGTATGGGAAGTACCATAAGGACATCGAAACCTATAGCGCCGAGGTGGAAGAATCGCAGCAACCTGACACGGTAGCTGAGACCTATATCCTGAACACGAATTCTCTCAAGTTCCACCGCCCTGATTGCTCTTCTGCATCTCAGATAAGTGATGCAAACAGGGAGGAGTATACCGGCACAAGAGAGGAACTTATCGAGCAGGGATATACGCCTTGTGGATACTGCAAGCCATAAATATCCAATCAGCATCCAATCCATATAAGCCTATTTGAGTAGTACACGGAATGTCCCGTTCTGGACGACCCGGGTTCAGGAACGCGCCTTGGCTGATTCGGAAACGGAAAACCCCAATAAGGTACTAAAACGATAGCAAGTAAATCAGTCGCCGCCTATGCAAGTAGGTGGTGATTTTTTCTTGCCAAAATGTGCGAACAGCATAGAATAGATATTGTACGATAGATACCAGCAATCGACAAAGGCATTCCGCCTTTCGTATCATTTACAATCCGCAATCAGAGTGGACTTTCCCAAAAAGGGAAGGCCCACTCTTTTTTTGCGTACAAAAGCACTTTCTATCCAGCATAGTAGTGCATTTTTCTTGCGAACATGGTATAATAAAGGAGGTAAGAGACATTGGAAGGTCTTAATACCGTCGGACATGCCATCAACAACGACAAATCCAATCTGGATGCCGGATGTAAGGCTCTTCTTGGCTGTACTGCTGTTGCAGCTTTTATCGTAAAGAACTGCATCCCTGAATTCCGCGATATGTCCCTTGAAGAAATTCAGGAATATATCATTTACAAGAAAGCAAAAAGCCAAATGACGCCGGAGGAATTGGCTGAAATTCAAGCAAACAATACTTCGCCGGTTGAAATTGGATGTCACATTGTTGATGACTTGCCGGATAAACTGAACGAAAAGAATGTCGAGTCAAAAAGCACAAACGAGGGAACAATATACTATGATGTTCTGTTCGACATCGGTATGCCGGGTGGAGAATCACCTCCAAGCCGTGTCATTGTAGATATTGAAGCTCAGAATCACTTCAATCCCGGATACTCAATGCTGAAGCGCGGTAGCTTTTATTGCGGCAGAATGATTTCTGCACAAAAAGAAACTGTCTTTCGTAATTCGGACTACAATAAACTACAAAAAGTATACAGTATTTGGTTGTGCATTGCGCCAGATGAAAAAGTTCGCGGAGTATGTAATACATATTCCATGAGCGAAACCTGCTTAGCCAAAGAATGTCACTTCCCCAAAAAGCAATATGACAACTTCTGCATCATCATCGCGTGTTTGCAGGACAAACAATCCGCGAATAACATGGTACGTTTCTTTTCTTCGGTATTCGATAACAATATGCCGGTAGAGAAAAAGCTGCAACTCGCCACTGAATGTGGTTTGCAGGTTACAACCGACGTTAGGGAGGGACTTAATCAAATGTGTAATTACAGTGACTTTGTGGAACAACAGGGAATTGTAAAAGGTCGTGCGGAAGGGTATGTTGAATCTCTTTCCGCGAGCGTTGCAAACCTTGTTCGCTCCGGCACTCTGACGCTTGATGCAGCATTGGATGTGCTGCAGGTATCTGACGATATCCGTGCTACCGTCAAAGAAAACGCCGAAAAGGCTCTCAATCAATAACATATAATTTTGTCGCTGCCTATGCTGGGGGCAGCGACTTTTTTCTTGCCAAAAAATGCGAACGGCATAGAATAGGTATTGTACGATAGATAACATTCCATATCGAAAGGGTTTTGTGCCTTTCGTACATTCACAATTTCGCTTGAAGAGCGGACTTCTCAATTCTGAGAAGCCCGCTCTTTTTGCGTCCAATACGAAAAAGGAGCGTAATGACATGTTTGAAATTTGCAATGACAAGACCTATTTTCTGG